AATGATAATTGGCGTGCCCAGGCTATTGCTGACTGTGTACGAAAAGTACGAGAGACAGATGATCCTCAGTACGATGAGATGTTTGGTATCTTCAACAAGATTGCGATCCAAAATATGGACGTGCTATCTCAAGAGGCAATTGGTGTCTTGAAGGCCCGCGATCAGCAGTTCCGGCTTCGTGTTACTACTCTGCTATTTGATAAGGCGATCAAAGGTTCTGCCTTTGCTGGAGTAATGGCAGATCTGGCAAAGCGGATCAATACAGTAATTCCGGACATTTCAGAAGATCTGGAACTACATGTACAGATGTTTGGAACGCTGTATGACATGAGCGGAACACTTACATTTCCGAAGGTAAGTGAGCCAGAATTTGAAAATAAGGTAATTGCCTGGTCAAAGCAGAAGGATGTTCGACGCGGATATGCTCGGTTTCTTACCCACCTATACAGTCGTGAGCTTGTTTCTGGTCAGGCACTCCAGGAGTCAATGCAAAAAGTTATTACTGATTTGAATGATACTCTTGTTCAGCCAAAGTCTGAGCAAAGTGAAGAGAATGTAACACAGTTTGCAGACTTCCTCTTTGAGATTGCAAAGCTTCTCAAGCCAAGTGCAGTTGAGCTGCGTGGTCTGATTCAGAGCAGCGTTGATACTATTCTCAAGCGGGATCGTGCGGATTTGCCGAGTCTAAATATGCGTTCTCGCTTCAAGCTTGAGGATACTATGAAATGCGTTAAGGCATGTTAAAATCAAAGATATCAAAACAATAAATGTCTGTACCATCTGCCACAGTTTTACTTCGTGCGGCTCAGGTCAGCATCGATGAAGATAAGCCGATCTATTTTGATTACTTTCGCGACAGTGTAGAGAAGAAGTGCTGTATTGGTGTCCAGGGTACTACAAAGTACCTTGTTAAGTCGAACGACGAGTACACGTCTACAATCCAGTCAGTTTTTAAGTGTGAGACCTGTTTCATTGTCATGACGGAGAACAGTCTTTACATTGTAGATGCTGGTATTCCTATCAAGCGCGTAATGGGGTCTACAGAGGAACCTGCTAAGTAAGTTAATGGAGTTTCCACCACCACATTACGTTCTTTTTGAGCCACTAAACGACAAAGAAACAAAGAACGCATGGGAACGGTATAAACAAGACCATTCCGATACGTGTGAATTTGATGAAATTAGTGCCGCATCTGTATTTTCAGTAGAAACATTTGCTCCATGGTTTGATATGTGGATTTCAAGTGTATCTAAGAAACAGTCTACACGACTAAGAGTTCTTCTGATATGGCATTCCGAGTTCTTAACATTTGCTTGCCAACAAATGCTTCGTCGGCAGTTAGAACAGCGATCATTTAAGAACCGAGTTTGGTTTCATGTCGAGGACCCTACAACGCTTCAATCAGCCATTCTAAGCAGATGTATTACAAAACGAATGCCTATTTTTATACATGAACCATCATATAAGGAAGTATGATCCGAGTATTCACGGATGGAGCATGTCGCTCAAATGGAAAAGCAAACGCCGAAGCAGGCTATGCCGGCTACTTTCCAGATAATAAGGACTGGTCTTTTGCTATAAAGATGCCTAACTCAGAAATGCAAACAAACCAAAGAGCAGAGTTAAAAGCAATTCACGACTCGGTGAATATCATCTTTGAAAAGTGTGGAGCTCCAGCAGAAACAGCTATTCACATCTATACGGATTCTATGTATTCCAAGAACTGTTTGACTACTTGGCTTCCTGGATGGATGCGTAACAAGTGGCGAACTGCGGAAGGAAATGATGTCAAGCATCGGGATCTGATTGAGCACCTATCTATGCGTTTGCCCAAGTTTAAGGAATATACAATCACATATGTCAAAGCGCATACTGGAAATACTGATGAACTTAGTGTTGGTAATGATATCGTAGATAAGATGGCTGTATCCGTATTGCTTCCAAAAGAAGAAGTAAAAGTAATTAACAGAACTGAAGGAATATTTCCAGATTTGGCACTATCTATTATGGGCCCGCCAATTGAAGAGACAAAGATTATAGATTGGTGTAAGACTCATATGAATTTGCTTGATCAGCAAGCTTTGAAGGTAGGATTATTTGGGGCTTTTCAGAAGACAGTTAAGAAAAACGGATATAATACTGAAGTACAGCGGATGAGTAAAACACGCGTAGTTCGTTTGACCACAGGTTTAATTAAAGAAGGAGTAACTATAGTAAAAGAAGAATGAGTGCATACGTGTTCTCATCTCCTACTTGCCCTCCGTGTCAGACGCTGAAGCCGGTCATTGAAGATCTGAAAGAGGAGTTCTCAAGTCTTCAATGGATTCATGTGAACATCAAGAATGATCCTGCTGGTCTTACCCAGAAGTATGGTGTTACTAAAGTGCCTACTGTTGTCGTTGACAGCAAGAAGGGTATCGAGTCACACTCTGGAACAGCTGCTATGGGTTATTACCGGATCCTACGTAATGCTACGCAATAGAGTCAGTCACAAGCTGACCATTTTTATATAGTTCTGCGACAAAGGTATTCTCATCTCCTCCATCTTGGACGGGCTGAGAGTGCCCAATTTTATAAGGGCATAAACCATTAATTGGTACTGAACCATCTGGACATTTTGATAGAGTTGCTGGACGTCTTCCTGTAGCTGCTGATGGCGATCCTCCGGGCAAATTATATGGGTTTAGACTTGCGTTTCCTGATGCTGACCCAAAAGAGATAGCTCCAATTATCACTCCGGCAAGTGTTGATAACAGTATGTTAAACAGTACACTGCCAAACAGAGGTTTATATGACAACGAACATTCTCCAAAGATGAATGTACCAAATTGTGCGATCCAGACAATACCAAATGCTAAAAGTGTGCTTGATGATGGTCTGCCAGTATGCCATGACCAGCAGAGGTAATAGAATCCAATAATAGCTGTTGACATGAAAGCAGTTGGGAAATATGGAGATTCGACGCCTTCAAGTCCAGGGATTGTACACCACATCAGACCAGATGTATCTTGTGCGCTTAAGTTTGCCCCGTAGCTTGTCGCAAACATCTGCGATCCAATGCCAATGACTAAGATTGACGCAACAGCTGCTATAGAAGGAATGGATAATCTTGGGCCTTCTTGATTTACAACATCACCAGCAATTCCGTATGCCAGAAGAGCAAATGGCATCATATTGGCAATAAATGTTACAAATGTTGTTGGGATTTCGCCAATGCCAGCAGGAATACTATCTTTATTTTTATAGAGAAAGTACATTAACACACCAAATAAGACAACGCCAAGTGTGGAGCTGATGCCTTCAAATACACCTTTTGATTCGTTGTCCATCCTTATTATATCTCATGCGAGATGCTTTTCGTAACAAAACCTATCAATGATATAAATGAGTATATTCTCAAGTAACAATTGGCCACCATCTTGTTCATCTGCAAAGCAAAGCCCTATCAACCTAACACAGTCTGGTGCTAAGCCATGTAACTTATCGTGTGATCTTGTTATGGATGATGGGAATGTTACACAAGCATCAGTGTCAGTCTCAAATGAGGGGTTAATCTTAGAAAGTTCATCCAGTCTCGGAAGCTGTAAGTTTAGAGGTGAATCCTATGTCTGTCAAGGACTTTCAATTAATCATCCGAGCCACCACACGATCGAAGGAGTTCAAGCAGATGGTGAAGTTACTGCTATATTCCGAAAGCCAACTGGTGAGTTAATGTGTATGAGCACACTTTTCAGAATCAATAGTGCACAAACACCGTCTTATGGGTTCTTTAAGCAGTTTGTACCTTATGCTGTCACAACTGGAGAGACCAAGCTTCAAATGCGTGATTGGAGTATTTCGGCATTAGTTCCTCCTGAAGCAAGCTATTACGTCTACCAAGGTTCAACTCTTGTTCCTCCGTGTGTTCCTTGTGAATGGGTTGTTTTTAAGTCGATGATCAACATGGATCAGGGTGATTTTGCGTACCTTGTACGGAACGCAGAAGCAGGATCCCGACCTGTTCAGGGATTAGGCGATCGTGAAGTATTTTTTAATGACACGAATAATGTTCCAGGAGGTCCTATGCCTCATGATAACAAGTTCTATCTGAAGTTACGACCCACTGGTAATACCAAGATTAGCCCAAAACTGGAAACGAAGACAGTCGATTTGAAACCAAAGGCAGATGCTGATGAAGATCCAACAACTCTTCTCGGACAGGCAAGTAAAGCAAAAAACGATTATGTAGCACAAGTTGGAACACTCGGTCTTGTGCTTGCCATTGTTGCGGTGATCGCGGTTGCAGTAGGTATTTATAAAGGATATGAAAGTAGCGAGTCTACGCCAATCACGTTTGAGTTCATGCGAGGCTGGGCGATATGGGCTCGTGAAAAACTGAATTGGTTCTACAACTATGTTCTTGGGTTTTTTGGATGGTTGTATAGTGTAACAATTGGAATGATACCCAGCTTAATTAGCAGAGGCGAAGCAGTTGCTAAGGAAGCATTAGAAAAGGCAGCTGAGAAAAGAGCTCAGTCCCAAAGTGATTCATCATCTTCATCAAGATCATCCCGATAAGCAAGCTCATCATCATAATTGATTTCTTTCTTGGGCTTGCGAACTTTCTTTTCAACTCGAATCCATTCATCTTCACGAGGAATTACTGGCGGAGGAACCACAATAGAAAGAGGCATTGGCTTGGGTAGTTCACGGGTGCGAGTAGTAATAATAACTTGTTCAAGTTCATCTTGTCTATTCTTTTCTTCGCGAATTTGAGCCATTCTGGCATCTATGCGATCTTTGAGTTCCCATTCCTTTGCCTTCTCTGCGTATGATAATGTGGTACGAGAAATGGTGGGAGCATTACCACTGAGTGATGGAAAATGTTTGTCAGATGCCTCTTGTAGTATCTTCATAGACTCTTCATTCTTCTCGTCTATGGTCTTTTCTTTGCGGAGTTTTGGGGGAACATAAGCCATTTTTATTAACTATACTATGAATATTGTTAAATCCATTTTAAAAATGGAACTTACTGTAATGTTGTGTATAACATGTAAGAATGGTGCTAGCAACAATTGTAGCATCAAATGGATCATTGGGTGAAGTAACTATTCCAGCAAAGACAACTGATGTGCTGGAATGGATGCGTAAGAAATATAAGCAGACTGGTATCCAGTTTCAAGGAAAGATTCAAGATCCTTTGAAGGAGGATCGATGGCTGGCTATCTTTGCTAAGGTCTCAGATGACGATGAAGATGCAAACCAGCACATGCTACCATCTCCGCTGGACGAGGAATCATATTCTGGATCAATCATTATCCTTGCTACAATGTCAGATGCCGATGAGCATGAGAAACCTATTTCTTCTTATGTCAGTCTCAGTGTAGAGGACTATGAAACTCTATACCATGAGTGGTCATTTAATATGTCAGATAACGAAGATGAAGCTCCTGAAGAGGAAGAGGAGGAGGAAGATGATGTCAGCGAAGAGCCCGATGAAGCACCACGCGTTGTTCCGCAAGTAGCCGTCAAAACGATCAAGACAAAGAACGTATTTGTAGAGTGTCCTATGCGCGACAAGGTTGTTCAGAACTTTACAGAAGTTACGTCTTCGTCTGTAGCAAGTGAATTGGAGACTCAGCTACTTTACAGTATTGTAAACTATTGTAAGCTGAATGGCATTGATGTTGATTGGGCAAATCGTGTGTTTTGGAATACGTATCGAAGCAAGGCCATTTCTCTGTATGAGAACTTGCGGACAGATGGTACTGTAGCAAATACAGAGAACTGGGCAAAGAAATTACTGTCAGGGGAAGTAGACCCTAAGGCGTTCGTTGAGATGCCGGCTGAGGAGCTATGCCCTGCTCGTTGGAAGGCTGCACTCGATAAGATCGTCGAAACAGAAATTCGACTATATTCAAAGAACGTGAGTGCGGCAATCTACCTGTACTGCTCTCGTTGTAAGAAGAAGTCGAAGTGTGACTACTATCAAATGCAGACGCGTTCCGCTGATGAGCCCATGACAACATTTGTCACTTGCCTGGAGTGCGATCGGGAATGGAAATTTTAGTAATTACGGGGGGTGAAGAAGAGGCTGTAGTAGGCCTAACAGGTGGCGGCACAACATCAGAACCTTCAAGATTGAATAATTTCACATTAATTTTTGATTTAGCATCAGGTGTAAATGTTTCAGAATTTTCAATGTATACGTGAATAGGATCTAATCCATTTGTGATTTCCGGTTTAGAAACATTTGTCTGATCATGGAATTTCTCATTAAATATAGCGATAATTGGATCAGGAATTTGGGGGCTTGTTTCTGCTAAACGTTCTAATTGTTCGCGTATGATCTTAAGCATATCCTTTGCCTTCATTCTTTCTTTGCGTGGGAGAGCTAACTCAATTACAATAAACTTGTGTATCTTTGCGTATGTCGTCGCAGAGATCTTGTGAGCCTCTGAACGTTTAGCAAATCCAAAATAGTTTGATACTGTGTTCATCACACCAACACTCAAACTTATCAGTCCAATGACAATACTGGCTGCCTGTGAGTTGCCAAATAATGACTGTGAGGCAATAGAACCTGTTCCGGCAATTGTTGATAAAACAATGACTGGTAACGCAATATTTGTATCATATTTTGATACCATAGTTTGTGATTTGCTGTGAAGCCACGAGTAACAAAGTGCTCGTTCTCCCTCTTTTGAAAGAATATCCTCGAGTTGTTGGTTCCAATGAATTTCTTCAGTTTGTTCCATTCCTTTGTTTTCTAGCTAAGTGAATAATGGTTTGGCGCTTAGAAGATAACCCGCTGAGTCACAGAGAGGTGGAGATCTATAAGTACGTAAAAAGGCAATCTGATAGTAATTTAGCCCACACCGTTTCCAGATTTATTGACTTACGAGAATACTTAGATAGCCATTCATTTGAGAGCCCATCAGAATTACGCAAGAACATTCTATCTCATGGAGTTCCGATCTTCTCTAAATCCGAATCTGAGCACCTTTTTAAACTTATTGCTAAAACTGGAGGAGCCGATGTAGACATTGCGGATAACATTATCAACCAATGGGTTCAGTACATGTATGAATGGCAACCAAGCTTCATTAAAGAGGGTCTGGATATGATTAGTCCATACGTATTCATAGCTAAAACATTAGAATCTGGACCTTTTGGACCGATATTTGGTATTGCTTTAGACGCAGTAACCGCAACATTACCAGCAATAGCAACTGCTACTGAAAATTTGACACCAGAAATTATTGGATTTTTACCAATTCCAGAAGCAGGTCCAGTTGGTGCGATCATAGGTTGGATGATAGCATCTGTCTTTGTTATTTTGTCAATGCTTATTCATATTTCACAGCAGCACTTTGGCCAGGCATTCATTATCTCATTTTTACTTATACCATTTCTGGGAACCACGCTATACAATGGCGCATTATCTGGAGAAAAGTTTGCTACAAAGGCCGTAGCAAAACGCAAAAAATTAATCAATACCGTATCCGATCTATTTGGTGAAGTTCCTGCTACAGTTGTAGAAGCAGCAATACCAGATCCATTAGAAACACCCGAGGAGTCTTCTGAGAAGAAATCATTATCAGACTTAGCATCTGCTGTTGGGTTACCGTCCAGCCTTCATGAACTGGCAGATAAAGTAGAAGGACCAATAGGAGGCAAACGGCTTTCAAGACACACCCATAGCAAAGGTAAATGGCGGACGCAGAGGAGATCAAGACTGTAATTCGCTCATGGGTATCCTTAGACGATGAATCTCGTCAGCTTCAAGCTCGCCAAAAAGCAATTCGGGAAGAGAAGACTCGTCTTTCTGAATCAATCCTGGGATTTATGCGTAATAATGAAGTAGACAACTTTACTCTGGAAGGCAATGGACTTGGCACAATTTCCCGTACAATGCGCACATCTCGTCCTCCTCTGCGTCGTGAACAGATTCGTACTCAGCTTCTGCTACAGTTTTCTGATCAGCCACAGCGTGTAGCTGAAGCTCTTCGTGCGATTGAAGGAATCCCAGAAGGAGACGATATGTCAGTTGGCGGAACTCAGCGTGAGCTTCTATCCCGCCGTATTCCTAAGACACGCACAACAATTAACCTATCTTAAGTTTATTCAAAGCATCCTGAGCAGCCAGCTGTTCTCCTTGCTTTTTAGTTGTACCAGTTCCAGTACCAATATGCTTGCCCTTACCATCAAGTGCTGCCATCAGATAACCATTATTTGATGATAGCATAGCATATGTCGGAGTATAATGAAACTTAGTCTGACAGAACTTTTGTAGCTGATCCTTAAAGTTTGTATCATTTCTCAAGATTCCTGGAATGTCAATATGTGTTTCGATCAACGACACTACAAAAGGGTATACAACTTGAAAGTTATACTCACAGTCTGTCCACAACGCACCAATAAATGCTTCTAAGATGTCTCCTAACTTTTTCACATTATATCGTCCATTACAAGCATCCTCATTATGCTTTGAAATAATGTAAAACTCATTTAGTTTGATCTTGCGAGTCAATTCACCTAACATGTTGTTACATACAATCTCTTTACGCAAGTTGGTAAGAAACCCTTCTTGTTGTGTGGGAAACCGAATAGAAAGATACGTTGCTGTAGCAGCACCTAAAATTGAATCTCCAAGATGTTCTAAGCGTTCGTAGGATTCTGGAAATAACTCAAGACATTCTTGTGGTCTGTCTGCTAATTGAGCTATATCTCCTTGCGGAGTTGTGTATTCTGATCGCTTCACGTAAGACGAATGAACCATAGCATTCTGAAAGATCTCTATATTTTTTACATTATATGAACACTCGTGCTTGTGCAGAATCGCATGTATATCCTTCTGGGTAAACATACGATTCCGAGAATTATACGGATTGTAGATCGGGACTTCCATTGCTTTGTTTATTCTATGCGGTATCCAAGAAAGTCCGTTTTTGAATTTGTTCTTGTCGATCAGACAGAAAAAGTGCCTTTCGGCTTTAATCACTCGTCTGCATCTGGGACAACGCGCTCAATAGCGTACTTGTCCTGTCGAAGAGAGGCTTGGTGTGTGTTGATGATGAATTCATAGCACTTTGCTGCTGTCAGCAGTCCGCCGGTGGCAAAGTACTGAGTCAGAAGCTGCTGTAGGCTGCTCTTCGAAAGAGACCATGGCGCATTCCACGTCTGTGGTTTGCGAATTCGGATCTTTGATCCATCCTGGCTGATTGCCAGTTCATTGATAGCCGCAAATGCTGGCTGCCGAATGATATGGATAATGCGATCCTCGATCAACTTCCTCTGCTCACGCAGTGGGTAAATCTGCCCATTCAGGGCACGTAGGCGGTCATCTACCGTCTTGTACTGAATAACCTCCTCACGAAGGCCAACGACAAGCTCCTGGTTGGGTTGCGCCATTTTGTTTGAGATTAATTACTCTAAACTCAAAAATCCGTTTTGAGCGGATACACGTGCTTAGGTCCCACAACTTTATCTGCCGATCTACTGAAAATCCATAAGACCTTTCTTTCTGATAGAGTTCCCACGCTCACATCAGAAGAACCTCGAAGAACTTCATCTCAATTATCATTGACAGAACCATTACAGTCCTGTAGTCTGTTTTCTTGTAAATTAAGAATCCGTTTTAAATACAAATGTTTGGTGATGAAGAAATACGACACCTAAGAACAGTTTACAACTCTGAACACTCCAAGGAAGAACCCATACCCAGCGGGACCACTGAACAAATCTGGAAATCTTTACAAGATCGATTTCATTCAAAGTGTACAACTGGGCGATCAGAATGTATCATATCGCATATGATGAACCGCCCTAAAGCTCCAGATGCCTGGATGGTAAATCCAACTGAATGGTTATCGTCTATCGATATTGAAAGAGCAGAAAAAGAATACGAAAAACTATTCAAACATTATGTTTTTTTAGGTTGTATCCCAATTGATTTTGATCTAAAATCTCCCACCGGTAAATGCTTAGTAGATGCTCTGTGTTCTATCAGCATTAAAGATTTGTATCGCAAAGGAAAGACTCAGATTGGGATTGTATTCAATACAGACGTCCATACTGGTCCTGGTGAGCATTGGATAGCTTTATTTTGCGATATCAGACCAGAACTTGAGCAGCCACGTGTTACATATTTTGATTCATATGCCCAACGACCAGAAAAAGAAGTTCAGAGACTAATGAAACGCTGGAAAGATGAGTGGGAGCCAACCGGTGTTCACGATAAGCCTATGCTGACAACATACAACAAAATTCGACACCAGTTCAAAGATTCAGAGTGTGGTATATATTCGCTGTACTTTCATTACTGTTGTTTGAATGAGATTCCTATGGATCAGAGAATTCCTGACGACGTCGTAAATGTATTTCGCAGGCTTCTTTTTAGAGCGAACTAATAATAAG